TCTTCAAACTTTTCTACTAATAGTGCTAAATACTCATCGCTATGAACATTTGAATCATATTTGACAATTACTCCACTAGGTTTTTTAAATTTTTTTACCATTATACTCTCCATTTAACGAGGGGAGCATTACACTCCCCTGTATTATTTATCTATTCAGTTATTAAGCTGTAGATGTTTCTGTATGTATTTCAACACCGTGCAAATCAACTAATTCTGTAATTGCCCAATAACCATTAGCAACTACAACTGTTGATGCTTGTGTTTCTTCTCTTTCAGTAGCAATATTTAAGAAACTACCACTACCTGTATCAACTAATGCTGCACCTAAAGCAGTTTTAGCAAAAACAGCACCTTTATGCTGATCACTTGTTGCTCCAACTTGAGGTGAAGTATAGAAATTAATACCTGCTATTGATGAAACAAAGCCTGTACCCATAAACTGATCACCTACTGATGCAGCGTGTCCACCATTAAATGCACCATTACTTCCTTGTGTTGCTGAAATTCCGAACTCATTTGATAATCCATATGATCCGAACATTTGCAATGGATGTAATACTGCATTATAAGGTCTTGGAGCATCATTTGCTTCTAATGAAGCTAAAGCATCCATAATATCCAAGAATTTTAATCCATCAGTTGATGTACCTTTGCTTGTTGCAAAATCATCAAAAGCTGCACAAACTTGCAGATCAAATTCTGCTGCAACTGCATTACCTAATACTAATCCTGCATTAGATAAAGCACCTGATTGTGAATGAGCTGCTAAATCTGTTAGATTAGCGTGTATGTTGTGTCTTAATACTTCAACTGTGTTAGCACCAACTGTTAATGCTACTGCATTTTGATGATCACCTTCATCACCTGCTGCATTGTTAGTAACACTTGTAGGTGCAACCTTGCTGTATTCAGGAAATGAAACATTTGTTGTTCCTGCTGCTGCATACTCTGTTGAAATTAAAGGAAATGTAACATTCGCTTTATTGAATTGAACAATAGCCGAAGCTGTTGTAATCCCTGCAGCGTATCCTACATCTGTATCTGTTTGATTTGTTACTGCTGCCATTTAAAACTCCTATCTACGCCCTGCATTATGTTGCTGTATGGCTTTTTCAGCACCTGCAGGATCTTTTTGTGCAAATTCTATCCAACTGCTATAACCTCCGAACTCTTGATTGCCTACACGCTTTGGCTGTTGTGTATTTGTTGGCACTTTATTCATATTATTATTTGACATATTAATATGTTGTTCTAAAGCATCAACTGACAATTCGCCATAAATCGCTCGTTGTTCTTCAGGCAGTTGCTTTATTAATCTTTCTCTTTTTTCGGCTATTTTAGTATCCATATCAGCCTTAAATGTACGAAGTGTACTTAATTCTGATTCCTGCTCTGAAATTAATTGTTTAAAGTTGCCTTCTTCTTCCAATCTTTTCTTTCTTGCAGCTTCTTCTTTAGCCTTATAAGAATTTAATTGTGTTGTTAATTCCTCAATCTCTGAACTTTTCTTTTTATTTAATTCATTAAATCGTGCTTGTGGAATCATATTCTGTTTATCGTCCTGATTGACGGTTGGATTTTTATCGTTATCACTAACGGATTCTTGTTTAACGTCTTGATTGACGGATTCATTTGACATTTATTCTCCTATTGTCATTTAGTATAATTTAATTAAAATTGCATTTTTTGCAAGTTATTTAATTTTAGGTTTATCAAAGTTTGTTTTACCTTCATATTGTACAGGTGCAAGTTCACAATTACAATGCTCCCTACACACACTCCAACCTGATGCAGGTGTTCCAATAGCTGCCCAAAATTCCATAGTTTCAATCCTACCATCTCGTGGTATGCAATCAGGACAGGCATTTGATCCATTAACTGTTATCCATTTAAATTCTTGTACTCCTGCTTGTTCATAAGTAGCCATTGCTGCAACATTACCAATTACATTAACATTAGCCTTTACAGTATTAACAACTCCATTAGTAACTGATCCAAATATCCTACCACCATTATCTAAATCAGCAAGTAATAATGCAATAATTGTATCATCTGTTGCACCTGATATTCTTAATTGCTTTATATATAATTCAATATCTATCGCTGATTTTTCTGTTTGCCCTACAATTAAAGCAGTAACAAAATCATTATAATCTTCAAAATTATCTAACGCCATTATCTCAACGCTTTCTTAATATGTAGCCTTGCTAATTTACTACCAATCTTTTCTTGTACTTTTCCAACTCCAAACCATTCACGCTTAACGTGTGGTCTTAAACCTTGATTATGAACTATTGATGGCACTTTCCTATCTCTAACATTCATTGATATCTCTGCAAATTTCTTTGTTTTAGTTGCTCGTGTTTTGACATAGGTGTTTTTCATTTTACCTTTATCAAGCAATGGTGTTGGATTATTAGTTACTTTGAATTTTTTGCCATCTATATCTGTACTTGTTTTAGCTATACCATCTTGAAATGATTTATTAAAAGCATCTGCAATATCATTAATTAAAACATCTAATTTTAGATTTTTATTTAATTTGAATATTTCTTTTTTCTTCAGCTTTACCATAATGTTTTATTATTTTTTCTGCCTTCTTTTCGCCTAAATCAACTGCTTCTCTTAATATATCCTCATTATCCTCATAGAAATCCATAGCTAAATTTTTAATGTATTCTCTTGGATTAGCAATCAAAGCATTTAAATCAATAGCTTTTCTAAACGCTTCTTTTTGTTTATCTACTTTATCCTCAAGTTCAGCGATACGATTAATATAATTCTGTATCGTATTTTCAGACATCTCTATTTAATTTAAAACCACTTTCTTTAGTAGTTCCTTGCACCTTTAACTTGTTTTGAGATAATAATCTTTCAGCAAGATATGCTTGTGCATCTTCCCTGTTTTCAAATCCATCAGGGTCTTTAGCCATTAAGTAATCAACCTTATCAGCAAGTCCGTGTTTAAATTTCCATTCCCATTCTTTCATCTCCATATCAGCATCAGGGAACTCAACCTCATCATAATTAATCTTCATCATTTCAGGTAATATTACACCTGCTTCTACTTGTGCTATTGTTTTTTCTATATTATATATTTGCTTTTCTGCAAACTTCCATTTTTCAACTTCATCTTCCCTTGCTTCTAATAGTTCAAGGTTTTCCATTCTTAATGCTACACCTGATTTACTACCACTCATACCAAAATCAAATGTGATATGATGATTCTGTGCAACCTGTTGCAACTGAAATTTGATGCCACTCATTATGGATTCAATATTAACTCCTGCTGATATATTACTAACTGTTCCTCCCTCTACAGCTAATATTTTATTCAATCCAAGCTGAACTTCATTTGCATCTATTCTTCCTTCAACAACCCATTGTCCACCTGCACTTCTGATATGATGTTGCAACATAGTCATCGCTATGTCCACTTGACGATTAGCCATAGGGATATCCATCGCTCCCTCATTCCAAAACTCATCAATCATTGTTACAGGTTGCATAAATATAAACGGTAAAACACCATAAGGATTTATATTATTATCATTTATAGATGAAATTTTACCTTTTTCATTAAATATGAAATGATTCTCTGCATCCCAATACATAAATTCATCAGGAGCAGATTGACTATATAAATCAGCAGTTGCCTTTGGTAATAGATATGTAATAGCAATAGGATTCAATGGGTCATCAGGACTAAATATAGGCTCAAAGTTAATTATAGGTTGATATTTAAAACGATCATTATGCCACCCAACTTGAACAGCCATAGTACCAAGTAAATTGTGCATACGCTCAAAATGTTTCATCTTAACATTCTTCATCATAGTTAAATCAAAATAATTATCATTCTCAACTTCTCTTATAGGTGCATCTTTATAAACTAAACTGATTCTATTGATAAGTCTTGACGTCATATTAACAGGATACAATGGTATCTCATCTTGCAACGATCCATCAAAATATTGATCTATATACTTACCTGTATTATTAAACGTATAATAATCAATAGCCATATCTCTATGCTCAAACATCATATCTTGATTATAGGATTTTAGTCGTTGTATTGATTCTTGTATTACTTGTTCTACTGTACTAAATATTATCATTATTATACCATAAATGTTTTGGTTGAGGGTTTTCTTATTGGGAACTCATAATCAACAAAATATCCAAAAGCATCTGACATATGTGTAAGTTCAGCATTGCTTTTATCTATATCTCTCGTTCCTTCTTTGTTTACTACTTGCTCAAAATCTGCAATTAAGTTTTTACACTTGGGATCAATAATACAATTATCAAATAATTTATTAGTTGCATTTACTCTATCAATAACTCGTGGTGCTTGTCGTTTAACTCTTAATACAAAACCTGCTTGTCTTAATATATCGTGGTCTGAATCTACTGCTGATGTTTTCCTTGCTTTACCTGATGGATCAGGATAGCAATAATATAATCTATTTGGATATTTGTCTTTAATTGCCAATGCCATCTGCTCTGTTAGGAGTTGTCTTTCGCCTGTATGTCGTAATTTAAATTCGTCGAAGATATGAACTTTACCATTTGGCTGCACTTGTGATAATACTGCACAAAGGGGATCAATGTTGAAGTCGATTCCCACATATATTGGTTTGGTTTTATCGTAAAAGACATTTTTGACATTTTTTTCCCTATCGAAATTATAATAAGTTGCACCATATTGCAAGTTTACAAATTGCCCTTGCATATATGCTTTAATTAATTTTTCATCATAATTCTGTTTAAGTGAATGTATAAACTCTTTTGGAAGCCTTGAATTATCTTCTGTGTTTGCCTGTATTAATTCATATCCTTCTTTGGGGGAATCTTTCCAATAGTCATAAACGTAGTTGAATCCTTCAGGTGTTGTGCAGACAAATGCTCTGAGTGTGTTTCCTTGTCGTAGTCTTGATAATACCATCTTCCAACATTGGTCGTCTTTAAGGAGAGCAGACTCATCAATCCCTGCCCACGCCAAGTTGAGTCCTGCCAACCTACGATAGTTCTCAGCAGAGCGTAGAAGCACATCAGCATACCCATCAGACCAATAAACCCTATATCTATTATCAGTCGCACTATATTCATAATTGAACTTAACACTTTTTAATACCTCCTCAAATGTAGGTTGCAATGTATCTTTTATCATTCTGTATGTAGGTGACATTAGCAATCCTGTATAACCTGCATTTCTACCACATTCAATCAAAGCCTTTACACATAAAGCATACGTTTTGCCTGCACCATAACCACTTACCAAAGCAGGATACTTTGCTTCAGAATGTACAAATTCTCTTTGATGTTTAAATAAACCTAAACTCATTTCTTCTGCAACCTATTGTTAATTAAAAAAGAATAAATCCACCAATGATTAGGATCATCTTCACCAAGTGGTATTATTGACCTAACCAAGTCTGCCCATTTCTTGTGGGTTGTTTTCTTTATTCTATTCAATATGATGTGTATCAAATCCTTTGGGTAATTCTGTTGTTGTTACTTCTTGTTTGTCACTCATTCCTAAATACTGTTTACTTAACCAAATCTGCATAGTTACATTGCCATTTTCAGCAGTACGCCACATCAACTGTCTTAATCGTATCTTCCCTTTATCACGCCCTTTTGTCAAAGATTCGGAATAACTCTTTCTAATTAAACTTTCATCACAACCAAAAAATGATGCTATTTCAGTATTGGTGCAACCATATGATGATAGCTTTTCTACCTGTTCAGGTTCTATATTATACTTCTTCGGTCTTGCCATATAATTCTGCTTTCTTTCCTGTAAATTCTTCCCATCTCTTTACTATTACATCACAATAATGTGGATCAAGTTCCATACCATAACACTTTCTATTAGTCTTTTCACAAGCTATTAATGTTGAGCCACTACCAAGAAATAAATCTAAAATTATATTGTTTTTAATACTTGTATTTTTTATTGCTGTTTCTGAAAGTTCAACAGGTTTTTGTGTTGGGTGTTTATAACTACTGTTGCTATCTTTTCCAATTTCCCAAACACTTCCCAGTCTTTTTCCTGTTATTTCATTATCTCTATTATATACAAGAGCTATTTCATAATCAGATGAAAATGTTTTTTTTAAATCACCAATACCACCCCCCCCTTTAAACCAAATTATCATATTAGTTAATTCACCTAT